GAAGGTTGGTTGTATTCCAAAGATAAAAATTCTATAAAATTATTTGCGTCTTACGATAAGGATGAAGATGGAATTACTTTTGGGGATCGGACGATGATTCCTCGACAGTGGGTAAAGAAGATTCAGAAGATTTAGATGGAGTCACATCGATTATCTGTGAATAGTCGTCTAAGATCTGTTTCATTTTTGATTCTAGCTCTTGTTCTGACATGTCCTCTAGTTTTCCTGTTTTTATTATTTTCCTATCTATGTATAGTCCTGCTGCTTTTCCTCTGTTTGCTTCCGCATTCACTGCTGAAGAGAATGATCCTTTTTTCAAAGCGGCTTCACGTAGTCTAGCCAACTCTGATATGTGTCCCTCGTAAGTCACTTCATGCTTACGAAGTTTTTCTTCTTTCAACTCACCAATGTATTTTACTACAAGCGGGCATTGTTTCGGATTAGTTAATTCAGATGCTTCTATTCTTGCACGATTAGGACTGTAGCCAGCAGCTAACGCTGCTTCTGTTTTAGTCATAGGTCCCTCTGGTCCACCAAATACTAAAAGTTCAGCGAAGCGCTGTTGCATCTCTGTTAATCTTTTTGGAACTCCCATATTGACTTTTTAAGGTAACTATCCTATAGTGTCAAGCATGAAAGTTTATAAGGATGACAGAGGAGAACATGATCTAGAGCTTCAAATAGAAAGATTAAAATTAAAAGTTAGAGATCTT